CAACCCAATCTGCTGATTTGGCTCCTGCAATCTCTTATGTTAGTCGTGTCTATTTTAAAGATTAAACAGTTAAATTGTCTAACACGTCGTATAACCAGTCATAAACTCGTTCGGGTCCAGCAGGTCTAGATCGTAATACAAATCCGTCCATTGGTCCATCGATACGCTCAAGGGGCGCGTTTGCGGATCCCACCTCAAAGGTGGACCAAAATCCGTCGAATCCTTGCGAACCCTTGTTGTGTTCTCGTCGGTCAGAACCATTGCTTCTCCAGGTAACAACCATGGTAATTCTTCGTCGCAGGGCAAGATATTGTTCTTCGCGGTCCTTATATTCATACCATCGGAAGGGATGGATATTGGTCGTGATAAATATTCGCTTAGGTCTCCACCAAGTAAATCCTCCCTTGATGGGTACTCGCTCGAGCCACTCGTGGAGGAGTCTTAACATGTCATCGAGTCGAGTATGGGATGATGAACCTCCAAAATCATCAAAAAGTGCGTCAGATTGACCATCATAACCATTATACCAACCCTGGCTTCCCAGGGATTGAATCCAGAGATCATCAGAGTTAGAACGAACCTGATGTGTCTTACCACATCCTGTCGGTCCGTATAGAAGAGTGACCGCAACGGGGTCGTTGCGTTCAGGGGGAAATAGTTCGTAGCAAGTTTCTACGAACTTGGGGTATTTAGCTAAAACCCCACAGAATTGTCCGTCCTCGAGAAGTTCCCGTTTTCGCTTTCCAGCTTTAACTGCGTCTCGGAGTGCTTCGAGGTCGGTACGGATCCCTTGCGTCTCCTGCCCGGGTTCGCCATGGCGGTAGGGGCCTTCGAGACGCAAAGGTTTAGATGCACAATGGTTGCACAAACAATCAGGAAGAGGCTTACTGCAGTAATGAATATTGCTAGCAGTATTCCCTTGGGCAGGTTCCCAATGAGCTCGTTCGAGCATACGTCGAACAGCAGCAAAACGACGAGAAGACTTAAATTCAACATAGCCTTGCCAATGAGGAGTGCCATTTTCGCCTTGTTCCTTTTGGAAGATAAGGAAGCGGAAACCCTTTCCATCACTGAGCGCTCGTGCAATTTCTTCCGGGGTTTCGGTGGGGTTGTTGACGGTGAACGTCCAACGACGGACTTGTTTTCCATCAGTCATATATTTCTTCAGAATCTATCTCTATTTCCCAAGAAACTTCAGAGTCAGAGTCTTCGCTGTTTTCCTCGAAAGAGATTATCTCGATAGTACTACAGTCACTATCGTCACCCTCGGGAATGGTTATTGGGTTCGTTTGTGAACCTTGAAAATCCAGCTTAACACCTTCTTCAAAGTGAAAGAATGACTTACAGAAGATAATATTTTCTGGATTGTGTTGTTGGTGGTATTTATCTCACCTAACATTTTTTTGCGCATTTACCAATATGGTAAGTATGCCCCCAAATATGGTAATTTGGAATTCTACAAGAATTTTACCAGAATTTACTGCGATTACTAGGATGTCTAATAAAACTACGGATATATCCAGGCGTGAGGCCATATTTATCTTGACCAATTCGATACATAAGATTTCGACGACAAGATTTTAATAGGGTATAATAATGCGGATATTTTGGATCCACAAGCCTGCGTGTCCGCACGGAAGCCTCGTCAAGAACTACGATCATACAACGTTTAGCACGAGACCAACGTGAAAACTTCCATGCGTTTACTTGACGCTCAGCCTCGTCGGCTCGAACGTCTAACGGTCGAGTATCAACCGTCGTGTAATTCCACGGGTATTTACCAGAATGCCCGGGTATCTTTACCCTCTTTAAGTAAGACATAAAATGACGGCCCTATCGGGCCGGCCCCGACCCTGCGGGTCGGGGCCAGAAGTGCCGGGGGTAATACTATACCCCGGCACTTCGATCATTTCTCATTATGAAAAGACTTAGAGATAACGATTTGCGCGTGGGACTTAAATCGTCCAAATATTATAGGCCTACTAAGAGAGCAAGGTCTACTTATCAAACCGTGGCTAGGACTCGTGGTCCTTATGGCCAAGGAGAGATGAAATATTCCGATTTATTCATGAACCAAAATTCAGGAGCCGATGACTTTAAAGCCATTCCTGCCAGTACAGATTGGACTGGCACCGAAATGGACGACGAAGCAGTGTTGCAATGTGTTACAATCCCTGCTCCTGGAACTGGAATTAATAATCGCATCGGTGTTAAATGCAACATACACAAGATCGCTATTCGAGGATTTATCAAATGCGCTAAGCAAACCAATCAAACAGGTGGTAAGGATCCTGCTCTGATCCGCATGGTATTGGTGCTTGATACCCAAACAAATGGTGTACAAGCTCAAGGTGAAGACGTGATGGATAATGACATCGGTGGTAGTGGAACAAGCATATTTAGTGTTGTAAATGCTTTCCAAAACCCAAAAAATTTTGGCCGGTTCCGTGTTTTGAAGGACAAAACAATTAACCTCTCTGATCCGAATGATACCTATGATGGAACAAACATTGAAATCAATGGAATTATCCGTCCATTCAAAATGACCGTCAAGTTTAAGAAACCACTCATTTCTAAAGTCCAAGCTGGATCTACAACCTCTGCAATTTCAAACATGATCAACTATTCTTTCCATTTATACGCCTCAACCCAATCTGCTGATTTGGCTCCTGCAATCTCTTATGTTAGTCGTGTCTATTTTAAAGATTAAACAGTTAAATTGTCTAACACGTCGTATAACCAGTCATAAACTCGTTCGGGTCCAGC